GTATATGGACAGAAGACTACACAAGCAACATCAAGTGCTTTAGATAGAGTTAATGTTGCACGTTTAGTTAATTATATGCGTCACAACTTAGACCAGTTATCTCGTGGATTCTTGTTCGAGACAAACGATAAGATTACTCGTGACAATATGAGAGATGCGGTAGAACGTTTCTGTGGCAATCTTGTTACACAAAGAGGTTTATATGACTTCTTAGTAGTGTGTGACGATTCAAATAACACACCAGCAAGAATTGATAGAAATGAACTATGGGTAGACGTAGCAATTCAACCAGCGAAATCTGTTGAATTTATTTACATCCCACTACGCATTCGTAACACTGGCGAAACATTAGCATAATATAGACTAGAAGGTTTAGTTTAAAACCCCTCCTCAGTGAGGGGTTTTTTATTGGGCGGCTATATGCTAACTGATAAATACAGTTATGAGAATTAATGAAGTCATATTACACGAAGAATTACTAGATGTAAAGTCTGTGATAAATTCGTCTATCAAAAAGTTAGATAAAGTTTTTAAGAGCAACAAACACGAACTAAGAATAGTTGGCGGTGCTGTTAGAGACCTTGCTTTAGACAAGACTCCAAAAGATATTGACTTGGCAACAGATGCCACACCAGATGAAATGATTGCTATACTTGATAAAGCAAACATCAAATATAAGCCGACGGGTTTAGAACACGGCACTATTACAGCAATCCTAGATAATGAACCATTTGAAATCACAACACTAAGAGCAGACACAGAAACAGATGGCAGACATGCTGAAGTAGAGTTTGTTCGTAGTTGGGAAGAAGATGCTAAACGCAGAGACTTAACATACAATGCTATGAGCATGGATATGGAAGGTAATGTATTTGATTACTTTAACGGAATGGACGACTTACAAGATAAAGTCAGTAACTTCGTGGGCGATGCAGATGAACGTATCAAAGAAGACTATCTAAGAATATTAAGATACTTCAGATTTCAAGGCAGACTTTCAACACCAAGTTGGAATGAAGAAACATTAAAAACAATCAGTTCAAATGTAAAAGGTTTACAGAATATAAGTGCTGAACGTATATGGCAAGAAATGAGTAAAGTTCTTGCAGGTAATAATGTTGCTAACGTTTTAACTCATATGACTAAATCAGGTGTCAGTAAAGTTATAGGATTATCAACAAATGACTTGAACAAAGTAAAAGATAAAGGCAATCCTATTATCGCATTAGCACAAATGGGGAACACAACAGACATAGCAAAACGTTGGAGATTAAGTAACAACGAAGCAGTTCTGTTAGACTTTCTAGTTAAGAATAAAAACAATTCACTTGACCAAAAGAAAGTAGAAGATATGATTGCTGATGGAATTGATAAGAATTTAATTTCAGCACTAGTAACAATACAAGGCAAAGATTTAAATGTTGATGCTAAAGTTCCAGATTTTCCTATTACAGGAGCAGATTTAATCGCAAAAGGTATGAATCCTGGACCACAAATGGGTGCGAAACTTAATTTATTAAAACAACAATGGAAGCAAAGTAACTTCACTGCTACAAAAGATGACTTGTTAAAAGAGAATTCAGACTTAGGCACACAAAGAGGTAGATTAGAATACTATCTAAAGAAACCAGTTGAAGATGGAATGTTAGTTCATTTATCGAGTTTAGGAAAGTTTCATAAAGATAACGACTCATTAGCAGATATAATACCAGAAAGAAATGGCACATATGCTTTACATCCTGATAAATGGGAAAGCACATTTTACAGTTTAACAAACAAAGATTTCAAAAAAATAGTTCATTACAAGCCAAGATTAATAAAAGCACCAACAGATATGATTGTTGCTGATATGGCTATAGCAAACAAATTTTATAGAACCGACAATCCAGAAGAGCAAGACCAACTTGCTAAAGAATACAAAGACAGTATAGGTAAAGATGTTTCTAGTATGAAAATGCCAGAAGTTATTATATCTACATCAGTAAATGAAGATGAGGTATTTGTTACACTTAAAAAAGATGATATAGTTGTAAAAGTTCCTAAAAGAAGAGTAGAATATTTTCTTGACAGACATTATAAAATTGTTGAAAAAATAACAAAAGATACACCAATGGGTGATGTTATTAAAGACTTTTATAAGAGTGATGCACCTCAGTTTAAAGGTAAAAGTAAAGCAAAGAAAAGACAAATGGCTATTGCGGCTAAACTATCTATGAACGAAGCAGTACATACATTTATGACAGGACATGATGTTACTTTTGGCGGTCAAAAGTATGATGAAATGGAAATTGAAGTGACTGGAGTTGATAATGCTAATAAAAAATATAACATTATGATACTTACTCCGAAAGAATTATTTGGTAAAACAGTTGCGGTCAGTTCTAGATATATGGAAAGAGGACCATGGACTAAGACTGAAACATCAAATGCATTTGAAGGAGAAAAAGATGCTCATTAGAGAGATTATTTAGAAACATAAGCATAATAGGAGAGAGGAATGTATCTAGGACAAAAAACAATGGTAATTTTGTTAGAGACTTATAATAAACTATATGAGTCAATGTCAAATTCTGCCGACAAACAAAAAATTGGTAAACTAATTGCTAATTTAGAAAAAGAAATAGAGTTAGAATCAAACAAAGAAGAAAACAAAAGTCATATAAGATTTGGAACATCATCTTATTCCAGAGCAGAAGAAAGTTTTCAGAAAGATATATGCTCATGTGGACATAAAAAGATAGATTGCGACTGTAAAGCAGGATGTAAATGTGGTTGTAATAAGAGATTTTTGGGTGCTTATTGAGTATTTTTTAACTACAAACTTAATTATTGATAAAATAGATAAATACTAGTGTTAAAACCATAATCAAACACTATTATAGGAGATAAAGAAGATGGCAAGAACATTAAACAATTTTGGTGTACCAACAGACACTGGTGATGCAGTCGGAACTGGTATATTACAACCAAAACTAAACTATAGATTCCGTGTAGTAGTTGCTGGTTTTGGTGGAACTGGAACAAGTTCACAAGAATTCACAAGACAGGTTATGAATATATCCCGTCCAAAGGTATCACATGAGTCAATTCCATTAGATTCATACAACTCACGTATGTATGTTATGGGTAAGCACACATGGGAACCAATTACAATCACATTGCGTGATGATATCGCAAACAATCTAACTAAACTAGTCGGTCGTCAAGTACAATCACAGTTAGACCATAAAAGTCAAAAAGGACCTTCAGCGGGTACTAACTATAAGTTTTCAACATTGATTGAAATTCTAGATGGTAACTCTGGTGATTCAACTGAACAATGGCAATTAGAAGGATGTTTCATTACAAACGCTGACTATTCGCAAACAGACTATGCGGTTTCAGACCCAGTTACAATCACTATTACTCTACAATACGACAATGCTGTATTGAATGATGACATTATGCCAGATATGGACTTTACATCTGATTCTTCGGTAGCCGGTTAATAAACAGGAGTAATCTCCGTGGGCAAAAAATGGATTCGTAAAGACAGAGAAGTTGACCCTAGGAGGGTGTTGGCGGACAGTTCCAACGCAAAACACAGATTTGGATTTGGAGGTGAGCATGGCTCGGCTATTACAGAAAGTGCTCCTAAACTTTCTGACCTATGGTATATAGAATATAAGCCAGTGTCTGATGGAAAAACATCAGATGTAACATCTTTTTCCCAAGTAGCAAAAGCAGTATCTCCTATTGCTATTCAAACCTCAACAATGCCTATTGACCAATATGGTAAAAGGATATATCTTCCCACTCGTGTAGATTTTCCAGAAGTATCATTGACAATGTATGACACAGTTGACGGCAAAATGTTTGACATGGCAGAATCTATATATAGTAAATTTTTTAAGAACCAAGCGGCTAAAGTTACGGGTGCAAATGCAGAGACAGTTCTAACAGATAGTCATGCATATGGTAGAAAGATACCAGATGTTCATCCAGACGATGGTCGTATTATACACGAGTATTATCATCAACATTTTGAAAAGATTACAATATATCATTTCTTTGGTAACCTTGAGAAGCCTGCGGTGCTGGATCGCTATGATTCAGGTTTAGATTTTTTATCTGCTCCACTAAACGCAGGAAAAGGAACACTTCAGAAAATTGAATTAATCAATCCATTAGTCACAGGTATTACTTTTTCTGGTAGTGATTACAGTATCGCTGAACTAAGAACTATGGATTTTACTGTTCAGCCAGAGAATATAATAATAGGTAAAGTAGACGAAGAAGTAACATTCCCAGCATGGATGTCACATGGAACAGGTTATATGTTAGATAGATTAAGTCCACACCTTAAGAGAAAAAATTTAGATGAGATTTATCCTGACCCAGTATTTGGTGATGACGAACACGAGAGAAAACTGTCTAATCTTACAGAGGAAGAATTACAGAAACAAAAACTAAGAAAAGATGACCAAGCGTACGAAGATACTA